AAACTATGGTTTGCTTGGCTATTCCTCCCAAGAAACTTCCAATGGAAGAAGCCAAGGAGATGGTTAAAGAATTTCCCAACACATATTTGTTTGATAACGAAGCAGACATGTTGGATATGTTTTTAGACCTAATTCAAGATGCTGACATACTAAGTGGTTGGAACAGCGAAGGCTTTGATATTCCGTATACTGTTAATCGAGTAACCAAAGTATTGTCAAAAGAAGATACAAGACGTTTTTGCTTGTTCAATCAATTTCCCAAGCGTAGAGAATATGAAAAATTCGGACGCCAATCAGTTACCTATGACTTTATAGGTCGTGTACACTTAGACAGTCTTGAACTGTATCGTAAGTACACTTATGAAGAACGTCACACATATCGACTGGACGCTATTGCTGAATATGAATTAGGCAAGCGTAAAACACAATACGAAGGAACGCTCGATCAATTATACAACAATGACTTTAAAACATTTGTTGAATACAACATTAATGACTGTAAACTGCTTGATGATCTAGATAAAAAACTAAAGTTTATGGATCTTGCTAATACACTAGCACACGAATGTACTGTATTGCTACAGACTACAATGGGTGCTGTTGCAGTTACTGAACAAGCTATTATTAACGAATGCCATCGCAGAGGTTTCCAAGTTCCTAATAGAACTAAAATGGACGATCGTGAAGATAACGAAGGTGCGGCTGGTGCGTATGTTGCTTATCCCAAAGAAGGCATACATGACTGGATTGGGTCTCTAGACATTAACAGTCTATATCCAAGTGCTATTAGAGCACTTAACATGGGCCCGGAAACTATTGTTGGACAGTTGCGTCAAACACTGACTGATGAATACATACAAGGACAAATAGCCAAGGGTAAATCATTTGCGGCCGCTTGGGAAGGTATGTTCGGGTCAGTAGAGTTTACTGCTGTTATGGAACAACAGATCGGTACTGACATTACCATTGACTGGGAAAACGGTGACAATGATGTACTCAGTGCCGCTGAGGTATACAGACTAATCTATGAAAGCAATCAACCTTGGATGCTTAGTGCTAATGGCACAATCTTCACTTATGAAAAAGAAGGTATCATTCCCGGCTTGCTAAAACGTTGGTATGCTGAACGTAAAGAGATGCAGGCCAAATTAAAAGAGTGTATTGCGGCTGGTAACAAAGTTGAAGAAGAGTATTGGGACAAACGCCAACTAGTTAAGAAGATTAACTTGAACAGTTTGTATGGTGCTATTCTTAATGCTGGTTGTAGGTTCTTTGACAAGCGTATTGGACAATCGACTACATTGACAGGTCGTCAAATTGTTAAGCACATGGCTGGCAAGGTTAATGAAATTGTAGCAGGAGAATATGACTACCGAGGTAAGGCAATTATCTATGGTGATACAGACTCATGTTATTTTTCAGCATATAAGACATTACAGAAAGACATCGATGCTGGCAATATTCCGTGGACTAAGGAAACAGTAATTAACTTATATGACCAAATTGCAGATGAGGTTAATACTACATTCCCACAGTTTATGCTGGACACATTCCACTGTCCTAAATCGCGCGGTGAAGTTATCAAAGCAGGACGTGAAATCGTTGGATCAAAAGCATTGTTCATTACTAAGAAACGCTATGCTGTCTTGTATTACGATAAAGAAGGCAAACGATCTGATGTAGATGGTAAACCTGGTAAAATCAAGGCCATGGGGTTAGATCTAAAACGCAGTGATACTCCGGAGTTTATTCAAAACTTTCTAAGTGACGTTCTCGAAATGGTCTTAACTGGTAAAGAAGAACAATCAGTATTAGATGCTATCAGCGAATTTAGAAGTTTGTTTAAGGCTCGCCCTGGTTGGGAGAAAGGCAGTCCTAAACGTGCTAACAAAATTACCGAGTATCAAGCTAAAGAAGTTAAAGCAGGTAAAGCTAACATGCCCGGGCACGTTCGAGCGAGTATCAACTGGAATACACTCAAGCGTATGATGGGAGACAAATATTCAATGGCTGTTACAGATGGTGCCAAGGTTATTGTTTGTAAACTCAAACAAAACCCAATGGGCTTTACTAGTGTCGCATATCCTGTAGATGAGCTACGTCTTCCACAATGGTTTAAAGACTTACCATTTGATCATGCAGAAATGGAACAGACTATTATTGACAACAAGTTAGACAACTTGATCGGTGTGCTACGTTGGGACATCACTAGTACAGAAGAAAAAAATACATTTAATAACCTATTTGAGTTCTAATATGAAAAAAATAATTATTGCAGGATACGGATTTGTTGGTAAGGCTGTACTTAATACTCTCAAATCAAATTATAATTGTATCGTTGTTGATCCAAAATATACCAACACTGAAATATCGCACCATCCAGATGCTGACGGTATTATCATATGTGTTGGTACTCCAACTACAGAAGATGGCGTTTGTGATGTTAGTAGTATTGCCAGCGTATTAGATTCAGTACCGACGACAATACCTGTGCTGATTAAAAGCACAGTCATACCATCAACACTTGTTGAATTAGAAAACTCATACTCAGAACATTCAATTGTATATAGTCCAGAGTTTTTACGTGCCAAAACTGCTGATTTTGATTTTGCTAATCAAACGTCTGTAATACTCGGTGGGGAAGATTTAAACGGGTTCTGGCATGAACTGTTTATTCCAGTATTGCCTAAATGCAAGATGTATTTTAAATGCAGTACAATCGAAGCGGCAACTATCAAATATACTGTTAACTCATTCTTAGCCACTAAGGTTGCGTTCTTTAACAGTATATTTGATCTATGCCAACAAAATGGATCTGATTATGATATAATCAGACAAATCATTACACATGATCCTAGGATTGGCAATAGTCATACCCTAGTTCCTGGAGTAGATGGCGAACGTGGTTTTGGTGGGCATTGCTTTCCAAAAGATACGCAAGCCTTTATAAAATATGCCAACGGCCTAAATACACCATTAGATATTTTGGAAACTGCTGTTGAATATAACAAAAAGGTAAGAAAAGTTCTTGACCTTTAAGAAAAATCTAAGTATAATCATTAAACACGGAGAATCATATGAAAGACATTTTACAAGACTTGGTAGCACATACACACGCACTGGGGTGCATTCCTTTAGTTAAGATCAGTTCTACTGACGAAGAAACATCGATTGAAGCAATGGCTGAAGATCGTTCAGTAATCGTTAACGCAAAAACACTTGCGCCAGTTGATCAATTTGTTGGTATTTTTGGCATGCCTAATCTAAATAAATTAGACATTCACTTGAAGTGCCCAGAATACAAAGAAGGCGCAAACATTAGTGTTGTCAAGGCACAACGCAATGGCGAAGAAATCCCAACAGGATTGCATTTTAAAAATGCCGCTGGTGATTTCCAAAACGATTACCGTTTTATGAACACTGACATTATTAATGAAAAATTAAAATCAGTTAAGTTCAAAGGTGCAAAGTGGGAAATTGAATTCGAACCACAAGTTACTAGTATTCAAAAGTTAAAGTTTCAAGCACAAGCACACAGTGAAGAAACTGTATTCCAAGTTAAGACAGACAACAACGATTTAGTTTTTAGCTTCGGTGATGCAAGCACACACGCCGGTAGTTTTGTTTTTGAAGCAGGTATTACAGGCAAACTAAAGCAAGAATGGGCATGGCCAGTTAATCAGGTTATGAGTATCCTAGCACTAGCAGGCGACAAGACTGTACGTATCAGTGATGCAGGTGCCATGCAAATTACAGTTAATTCCGGGCTGGCAGAATACAACTATATTCTTCCAGCGCAGAGCAAATAATTATGAACTTTATACTAGATTATATTAAATCGCATCTTCCTCAAATGGAAATGATAGGGGTAATCATGCGTATCATTAGTTTTAGTTTAGTATCGTGGTTAGGGCCAGCAAGTCCGTTTATGTTTGTATGGATCTTTAATACTATTGATGCTATATTATTAACATACTGTGCTAAGATTAGAAAAGATCCAGCTTATACATTACTAAATAGTTTTTGGATTTTAGTTGGTATAATTGGCATTGCTAGAGCCGGTGGTTGGATATAAATGAATAAAAACTTAACAGCAACACAAAACGACTACGCATACTTCTTGCCAGCAACATCGGGGTTCTATAGTACGTTTATCGGAAAACAACGATATGGCAATTATGTAGACCCTGCACGGTTGCCTGCTAGTTTTACCAACGGCGTAGAAGGATTGAATTATCTAGAACCTGATAAAGGTATGTTTTACTTCGATCATTGTTTATATTCAGCAGGACATGCTAACTTAGATCTAACTAAGCCAGATGAAACTGAAGACATGTTCCGTAAAAGAGATCGTAGCACTAGTTGGGTGTTAGGTGACTCAGGAGGTTTCCAGATTGGTAAAGGTGTGTGGGCAGGTGAATGGAAAGATCCGGATGGTCCGGAAGTGCTGGCTAAACTACAAGAATGTATTGCCAAAGGTATTGAATTGATACCTGTATTCGATGCTAGTGGCACACAGAAAGTAGATAAGAACGGAAATCCAAAGTTTACTAAATTTGACCATGTTAAAGATTACACCGCTAAATTAGAAGCCGCACAGAAAAAACGTGAGCAAGTATTGACTTGGATGGATGCCTTAATGGACTACGGCATGGTGCTTGATATTCCAGCGTGGGTGGAACGTAGCGAAGTTGGCAAGGCAGCAACTGGCATTGAAAGTTATGATCAAGCAGTTAATGCAACAAAATATAACAACGAATATTTTATCAAGCATCGAAATGGTAATTGTAAATTCTTAAACGTCTTGCAAGGTGAGACACATACTCAAGCCGATGATTGGTATAGCAAAATGAAAGATTTTTGCGATACTAAGATCTACGGCGACAAAGCATTCAATGGCTGGGCCATGGGTGGACAAAATATGTGTGACGTAGAATTAGTTCTAAAAAGATTAGTGGCATTGCGATTTGACGGACTCCTTGAAAAGGGTCAACATGATTGGATGCACTTCCTGGGCACCTCTAAGTTAGAGTGGGCAACTTTATTAACTGATATCCAACGATCTGTAAGGAAATACCATAATGAAAACTTTACCATCTCTTTTGATTGCGCCAGTCCGTTCCTTGCCACAGCAAACGGACAAATTTACATCAACACCGAAACAGAGCATAACGAAAAATGGGTCTACCGTATGCAGGCTAGTGCAGACGACAAAAAGTACGCACAAGACACAAGGCTATTCAAAGACGCAGTAATACAAGACAAGATATTTGACAAGTTTGAATCTAGTCCTATTATTGATCAAGTACAAATGAAAGATATCTGTATCTATGCTCCCGGCGACCTAAATAAGAATAGTAAAGAAGGCAAGACTAGTTGGGATAGTTTTAGCTACGCTATTATGATGGGGCATAATGTATGGATGCATATTAACGCTGTACAAGAAGCCAATCGTCAATATGATAAGGGTGTTTCTCCCGCTATGTTGATTCAAAGACTCACTGGCAAGCTATTTAAAGACGTAGTAGATGAAATATTTGCTATTGATGATAGGACATTAGCTCTTGAAGCTATTAACAAGTATCATAAATTCTTTGAAGCTATTATCGGTACACGCGGTGCAACAGGTAAAAAGCTCACTAATGCACACACCTATGCGGATGAGTTTGATATTCCCCGAGTTGATTACAGTGACTTGAAACCTGTAAAAAATGAAGAACCTATTGTTACAACATTTGAAAGTTTATTTGAATGACACTACCTGATGAAAGATATCGAGCAGTCGTACAGACTCAAAGATTTTTGCTAAGAATCTTAACTACTCCTCGAGTGCCTAAAGCCGTTAAAGATGAAGCTCGATCATTGTTACGGCATTATCCTAGCGAGTACGATATGAGTAAGACTGCACAAACAAGTCCAGATATTTTTGCTGAACGAATGGAAGAGGTAACTCGAATGTTTAAAAAATACGAAGAAGGTAAAAATAATGAAACGTGATTACAAGGACGGTGTTCAAGAAGGAATTACATTCTTTATTGGACAAGAGATTGAACGCACCCCGGCGTTTGGTATGAAGACACTATTTGTAGTAGGTGTTCATAATTCACAAGTTATAACTAACATGGCTAAACAAAATGAGTGTACTCATTTATACTTTGGTGCCAATCAGAGCTTTCCAAACCCAGATGTTAATGATGCAGATGCCTGGCGTCCTTGGGAAGAAATGATTGAAGAGTGTTTAACTGAAGATTTTTGGTGTACACTTGACTTAGACATAAAAGCGGCAGAGGCTCTTTTGGAAAGCAGTTTAACCGAAAGCCGTAGATTTATTCCGCAGATTAGTGTAAAATTACCATATATGCAACAATTAGGCTATAACGCTACTATTAAGATTGATGACAAAGGCTTTGAAGCAACTAACCCAGGTGTGTGGTGTATTCCGCTATCTGAATTAACACAACGCAAGTATTTTACCAATTGGGACGAATACAGCAACGATGAAATTTTACTATGATTATTAAACAAGACATTCGACCACTTAAAATGATATGGGTTACTTTTCGCAAAGAAGGAATCCATTGTTACCCGGCCGCGGCCACAGACCCTAACCTAGCAACAGGAGATCAATATGATGTATCGTTTCTTGCTAATCCTCATCGTCATATCTTCCATTTTAGGGTATGGCTATCTGTCACCCACAATGATAGAGACGTGGAGTTCATTCAGTTCAAGCGGTGGCTTGAACAATTGTATTCTAGGACACAAGGTGTTTTGTCGCTAGATCACAAAAGTTGCGAAATGATGTCAGACGAACTGTATGACACTATTTCACAAAAGTATCCAAACCGTGAGGTTTGGATTGAGGTCTCCGAAGACGGAGAAAATGGTTCATTCATAAAATACTAATAAGAGGCTGCAATGGCTAAGAATTATAAAGACTACGCTTATTTCGAAAACCGTCCCGATGTTGTTAAGATCTTTGACGATCTAGATGCATTTAAGGATTTTTGTAGAATTGAGTTAGCACCGTTCGACGAAAGTCATCTCTATAACAGAGATAGTTGGGTTTGGCGGAACTTTGAAAAGAGTCTTCGTCCTAAGAAAGCATGGGACAATACTCGCAAACCACGAGGCGAATTTAATCGTAGTGGAAATTTTAATAAGTCACGTTTTAATTAATGACAATTTTTCTAATCGATTTAGAAGCAGTTGAAACTAGGTACACAGGTCAGTGGAAGACTCATGTACCTAACCTCTTACGAAAGGCAGGACACCATGTCAACATTATATCAGGTCCTACGGACATTCCTAGTGCTACCACTCCTGGAGCATTTCTCAACTTTGGCGGAACTAATATATACAAAGCTAGTCAAGTGGAGCAGATGGGTCGGCTATTTTGCAACGGATCCGTTAATCCCGGCGATCATTTTGTGTTTACTGATGCTTGGCATCCAGGTATCATTAATCTAAAGTATATGAGTGAGTTGCTGAACATTCCAGTAACTACACACGGATTATGGCATGCTGGTAGTTATGATCCACAAGACTTCCTAGGACGTCTTGTAGGTAACAAGCCTTGGGTTAGGAATGCTGAGAAGAGTTTCTTTCATGCATTTGATCATAACTACTTTGCTACTGATTTTCATATCAAAATGTTCTATACAAATTTGCTAAATGATTATCCTACAGAAAATCCTTGGTATAGTGAACATTTAGAAGAAATTCTAAATGGTGAAGAACCAAAGATTGTACGCATTGGCTGGCCCATGGAGTATATGCACGACACATTGCTACCATATAAAAATATGCCTAAACGTGATCTTATTCTTTTCCCGCATCGCATTGCACCGGAGAAGCAAGTTGACATATTCCGTGACTTAGCTACACATTTGCCACAATACGAGTTTATAGTGTGTCAGGATCAACAACTAACAAAGAATGAATATCATAATTTGCTAGGCGAAGCTAAAATAGTGTTCAGTGCTAACCTACAAGAAACACTGGGCATCAGTTGTTACGAAGGTGCAGTAGTAGACGCTATTCCTATGGTGCCTGATAGACTTAGCTATAGTGAAATGTATTCTGATACTTTTAAGTACCCTTCAAAGTGGACTGAAAGTTTTGACTTATACACGGTATATAGACCGGACCTATGTAGAGAGATAATTCAACATATAGATAATTACTCTACTCGGATACCGAGCATACATAAACAAGCGAGAGATTTACATGAACGATTCTTCAGCGCAACAGGATTACTCAATAACATCAAGTGATACTATCACTATAGATTTATCTAGTTTAACTAGTTCTAATATTGATACTATCACATTAGGCAATACTAGCAGTAGTTACTATTATACCGGTGCAGGCATTGGTGGTAACGGTACTATTACCATTTCAGGCGCAGGAACTGGCGGATTTGCAGGTATCACTGCACAAGATATTAGTACATTTAATTGGAATTTGAACGAAGAATTCGTTCACTGTCTTCCAGACCTTAACAGAGTTAAGAAAATGTGTGAAGAGTATCCAGGTTTAAAAATAGCCTACGAAAAATTTGTCACAACTTACAAACTAGTAAAAGACCATTATGACACTCCAGAAGATCAAAGACCTAAGCCTTAATTGGTTAGAGCGGCTGGACCGTAAACGTATTATTATGGATCGGCAATGTGACGAGCCGTTGTTGACTCGTTACTATTTGTTCTTAAAAGAACGTAAACATTTTCCATTCAATGTGTTTCTACACAAGTTTCACAAAGGCGATCCAGGTGATGTACATGATCATCCGTGGCCGTATTTTACACTAATACTAAAAGGAGGTTACCATGAATACACTCCTAATTTTGAAAATGGCAAAATGGTTGGAGAAACAAAGCATTGGCGCGGTCCTGGTCACTGGCGTATTTGTAGTTCTAACAGCTACCATCGTATCGAGTTGGTTCCCGGAATAACTGCTTGGACTTTGTTTATGCCAGGACCACAAAAGCGAGAATGGGGATTTCTCGTAAAGAACAAATGGATACCCAATGACAAATACCTCGAAACAAACAAGCAACATTAAAAACGGATTGATTGGTAGCACTGTAAACATTGCCCCCGGCTATGGTGCAATACCGCCGTTAACTACTTCTCAAATGTTTACAACTGGTGCAGGCACCGCAGGCGGCCCTAACAGTTTTGGGGGCAGTAGTGCAGGCGGCACTATTACACTAAATGGCGGTAGCCACATTTATGCAACTAACACTACAAGTCTAGGTGGCGGCAGTAGTGGTCAGTTTTTAACAAGCGGCTCTAACGGAACAAGTTGGACTAATAGTACTACAATAGCAGACAATATACTGGTTGCTAAAAACAATCCACCAGAATTAGAAGTCAAAGGTCGAATGGTTATCAACGGAAAAGACTTGGAAGAACGGTTAGACACAATTGAAAAAGTCTTGCAAATTCCTGAAAGAGATGTTATACTTGAAAAGAAACATCCAAAGCTAAAGAAATTATACGACGAGTATATTAATGCATTGGGCAAATATAGAACATTTGAAGCAATTAAAGGAGATGAATGATGAAAGAATTACACGAGTCAGTAGCACATACTGCTAAAGAAATAACTATTAAAGAAAATCCTGGATTTAGGATTCGATTAGAAAAACACGAAGTGATTAGTCCTAAAGGCCTGTTTAGCCTAGATATTATTCAAGAAAGTTTGAAAGACGGTAAAGTTTCCGACAGTCAAACATATAATTTCTTTATGACTAAAGAAGAATTGCAATCATTAGCTAATGGTTTAACTGCATGAAAAAAGTTTACTATACTTGGCAACAAGTAGAAGGTGCTTGTTTAGACATTGCTCGTCAGATTAACAATAGCGATTGGCGTCCTGATTATATTGTGGGTATTACTCGCGGTGGGCTAGTTCCTGCTGTGCTCCTAAGTCAATATTTAGAAGCACCTATGAAGTCATTAGATGTAAGCCTACGAGATGGCGGAGATTGTGTAAGTAACTGCGGTATGGCTGAAGATGCGTTTGGATATAATGCCGCTGAAATTGGCGATCCGTTGTGTAAAAACATTCTTGTTGTTGACGACATTAATGATCAAGGTACTACTATTGCTTGGATCAAACAAGATTGGCAATCTAGTTGTTTGCCTAACGATGCTCGCTGGGAGCATGTGTGGGGACAAAATGTACGCTTTGCTACGCTAACTAACAATCTGGCTAGCAAAGAATCAGTTGACTATTCCGTATGGGAAGTTAACAAAGCTGAGGAAGATTGTTGGTTGGTTTATCCTTGGGAGGATTTTTGGTTATGATTATTAAATCAATTTTTAAATTAATTTTAGGCATTACGCTAATTGTTCTTATTATTGCGTTTGGACCACTGGCAGGTATTTGGAGTTTAAATACACTGTTTCCAGTTTTAGCAATCCCTTATACATGGGAAACGTGGTTAGCATTTGCTGTATTGTTCGGTAGTGTTACTGGATTAGGGTACGGATCTAAGAAATGAGTGAAGATCGATTAACAATTAAAGAGATGGAGGAGAAAGTTGAACGAGTTAAAAAAGACTTGTTAACTTTACAATCCGACGGTGGCTCCAATCGTAAATTTGAAGTGCTAGGTGAATATTTAGAATATTTACAAGACGAGCTTGCCTTTATAAAAAGAGAAGCACGTGGACAATAATACTGTTACAGTAACATGGGATAATCAAAATGGATTTTGGTGGAATGAAACCTGTGCTATGGTGGTAGAAGTATTTGGATTGCCTGGTGGCAGATATAGATCAAACCCGCAACACGATTATATGAGTTTTACATTTAAAAATACAAAGGATGCAGAAATATGCCGCATACTCCTAAGCGAGAGACTATAAAAATAGCAGTAGGTATCATTGTGTTTTTAATAGTTATACCGATAATGTTTTTAACACTTCCAAAAAAAGGTGATGTTATTAGAATTGATTGCACCTGGAGTGAAATTAGTCCAGATTTTTCCAACGAAATGCGTGAAGCATGTAGGCAAGCTCGGGCAAATAATATTCAAAAAGATTTGCAAAAATCTAAATAATCCTGTATACTAGTACAAAGACATCCACGTCATTAACTCGGAGAATAAATTGACAGAATCAAGAACATATAATGGAACAGCACTAGACGCTATGTATGGTGACAGCGGCTATCAGGAAGGCACAGCACATAACTATTTGGGTTTTGTAATGAAACGTAATAAGAAACGTTTTTGGGCTGGAGATAACATCAGTGAATACATTGATGACAAAATGAAAGAACAGCTAATCAACGAAACAACAGAAGCATTTGAAAAAGTGTTAGACTGCTTGTTAATTGATCGTGAGACTGATCCCAATAGCAAAGGCACAGCAAGACGTCTTGCTAAAATGTATTTTAACGAAGTAATGGCAGGTAGATATGAAACAGCACCAGATGCAACAGCTTTTCCAAATGACTCTGCAGATCGCTACGAAGGCATGCTCGTGGTTCGCAGTGAGCTACGGTCCATGTGCTCTCATCATCACCAGCCTGTGGCTGGGGTTGCCTACATCGGTATCATTGCCGCTAATAAACTCATTGGTCTTTCTAAATATACTCGTATCGCACAATGGTGTGCTCGGCGAGGAACACTACAAGAAGAACTCTGTAATGACATTGCAAGAGAAATTATGAAGGCTACAGATTCAGAAAATGTAGCTGTATACATTCAAGCTACGCACGGATGCTGTGAAAATCGAGGCATTATGGCACATAGTTCGTTAACACAGACTACTGTACTTAAAGGTGCGTTTAATACCGATCCAGGAACAAAGAAAGAGTTTTTTGATAACATTAAACTACAACAGGAGTTTGCCCCAAGATGATATCCGACACAGAATTAAACGAAATTTATGTAAAGTATTGGAACTTAACTTCTGATCTTATCCCAGCCTATTCGGCAGCGGCACTTGCAGGGGTTATGGTTGCTCAAGCGTTAACATTATATAAAACAATGTTGTCTGAAGAAGAATTTGATTCTATGATTGATTCTATTTCAGCATCGAGAAATACCGTACAAAAATTAGACATACCGGTGCTACAATGAATCATCAAATTCCAGCAGAAGGCATTTTAAAACACAACGATTGGGGTGACTCAAAAGTTTACCGAGTTACTTGCGAATGCGGTAGTAGTGAATGCGACCATAATGTATGGGTAGAAGCAGATGACACTGGCGTTAATGTAACCATCTATACTACAAGTAGAACTAACTTTTGGTCTCAAACACGTTGGTATCATATCTGGACTTTGCTTACTAAAGGTTATATTGATACACAATCAACTGTTTGTTTGAAACGACAAGGTGCTTTGAACTATGCAGAAACATTAAAAAGTGCTATAATAGATGTAGAAGATTTTAGAACAGAGCGTAAAGAAAAGTCTGCGGTAGTAAAGTTAGCAGAGCAAGGAGATTGTACATGAATACAGCAAAGCAATTAACTGATGAATTAATTTTTCGTATGAAAACTACTGACCTAAATAAGTTCGATATTAAAAGAGAAGTTGGTGAAAATTGGTTACCGCAAGGTACTGTTCCTTTTGATATTAGTGCTAGTAAAGGTATTGCTACGTTTACAGTATGGGCCGAATCAATTCAAGATGCGGAACACCAAGTAAGTCAGTTTTTGGAAAGAGATGAAGATGAGTAAAATTAAAATAGCAGAACTGTTTTACAGTATCCAAGGTGAAGGACGTTACATGGGTGTACCGTCTGTTTTCTTACGCACATTTGGTTGTAACTTTAAATGCGCTGGCTTTGGTATGCCACGTGGTGAATCTAGCCACGAAGCAACTGATATTGCGGCAACACACAAAATGATTACGCCGTTTACAAAATACGAAGACTTGCCCTTAGTCAGCACAGGTTGTGACAGCTATGCGTCATGGCATCCGGACTTTAAAGAGTTATCGCCAATGCTTACAAGTGAAGCAATCGCGGATCGTATTTGTGAAATTCTTCCTCAGGATCATTGGAAGGATGAACACTTAGTTATTACAGGTGGCGAACCGTTGCTTGGCTGGCAACGTGCGTATCCGGACTTGATTAACAATACCAAGATGCGTGATTTGAAAGAGATTACGTTTGAAACAAATGGTACCCAGAAGCTAACTCCAGAGTTTAAAGGCTTCTTAAAAAAGTGGAACAGTGTAGTAGGCAGAGAACTTACATTTAGTGTAAGTGCTAAACTGCCATGTAGTGGTGAAGTGTGGGAAGAAGCTATCCTTCCAGAAGTAGTTTGTGAGTATGAGGAAGTTGGCACAGCATATTTGAAATTTGTAATTGCCACTGAACAAGACTTTGCTGATGCCGAGTGCGCTATTGCGGCCTATCGCAAAGCAGGATTTAAAGGACACGTTTATCTAATGCCAGTTGGCGGAGTAGAAAGTGTGTACGCAATGAACAATAAGAACGTAGCAATATTGGCAATGAAAAACGGCTTACGTTATAGTGACCGTTTACAAGTGCCATTATTTAAAAATGAATGGGGAACTTAATGAATAAATGGATTAAAAAGTTATTTGGGATTGATAAACTCGAACTTGAAAAAGGTCAAGCCCAAGAAGCGTTGGCTAATGCACAAGCAGAAACAGTTAAAGCACAAGAACTAGAAGCACAGGCTAAAATGACGCTAAAGGATCGTGCTACTGCCCGGGGTGAAGCTTGGGTCGCTGTACTAGATACTAAAGTTAATCCAGATAATGTACGTAACGGATTCTTTGAACTAGATTGGAATGATTTGTTTATTGCAGAATTAAAAAAGTCCGGTTACGGCTTTGACGGAGATCCTGAAGAAGAAATTATAGATCGCTGGTTTAGAGATTTGGCTGGTAATATGCTAGCCGAAGCAGGTCAAGATCCGTCACGTCATACTGCTGGTTTTATTAACATAACTAAACTTGCAGATAATAAGGCACAAGTAGAATGAAAATACTTGAAAATAACGAATATATTGATCAATACGATTTTAGTTCAGTTATTAATGAGCAAGACAATCAACAGGTCATGTTCACCACAAAAGAAATCATCGACTCTGGAAACTATTTTACTAACAGTCCGCCATTCCAAACTAAAGAAAATTTGTTTGCAAGGCGTGAACCCGCATTTTTAAAAATGCGCCAAAGTTTTATTTTCAGTTGCTTTATGTTTTTAGGAAGAGAAGTAAAAATTAAAAATATGATGAGTTGGGCTTATATGACCAACAATCAGAATCTCGAAGATCGAGATACATTTTGGCACAATCATCATATTAGTGATAACGACGGCACTACTGATACTATAAGCGGTATTTGGTACGTATACATTCCGCCTACATCTAATCCGGATATTACCGGTACAGAATTTGCCATGGATGGAGCTCCAAATTTTAAAGATACATTTTTTTTAAAACCAAATAGATTGACTTGGAACGTATATCCTAGTAAACTGTGGCATAGGCCCGGTATCACCGATTCGATCGATTACCGATTTATATTTGCGGCAGACATGGAATATTATAAATGACATACATTTTGGTTGATACAGCCAACACATTTTTTCGTGCTAGACACGTTGTACAAGGCTCTGCTGACATTAAGTTGGGCATGGCTTTTCATATTACACTTAACAGTATTAAGAAAGCGTGGAATGACTTCGGTGGCACTCATGTAGTATTCTGCTTGGAAGGTCGATCGTGGCGCAAGGACTTTTATAAGCCTTACAAAGCCAACAGGCAAGAAACTCGTAATGCAATGACTGTTAAAGAGCAAGAAGAAGACAGGTTGTTTTGGGAAGCGTTTGATGAATTTAAAAAATTCGTATCAGAAAAGACTAATGCTACAGTAATGCAACATCCTAACTTAGAAGCAGATGATTTGATTGCAGGTTGGATACAGAGTCATCCGGATGCAAAACATGTTATCATTTCAACAGATGGAGACTTTGCACAACTTGTAAGTCCCACTGTTAGTCAATACAACGGTGTAGGCGATTTACATATCACACACGAGGGCATCTTTGATGCAAAAGGTAAGCCGGTTAAAGACAAAAAGACTGGCGAGCCTAAGCCAGCACAAGATCCAGAATGGATGCTGTTTGAAAAATGTATGCGTGGCGATACATCAGACAATGTGTTTTCGGCATATCCGGGAGTACGCACAAAAGGGTCAAAGAATAAAGTTGGTCTCATGGAAGCGTTTCAAGATCGCAACTCTAAAGGGTATTCTTGGAACAATCTCATGTTGCAACGTTGGGTAGACCATAACGGTAACGAACACAGGGTATTAGAAGATTATCAACGTAATGTACAGTTGTGCGACTTAACAGCACAGCCCGAAGACATTAAAGTTAAAATTAAAGAAACTATTCAAACACATGCGATACCTAAAATGGTTGACCAAGTAGGTATTAGAATGTTAAAATTTTGTAATGCGTGGGATATGAAAAAGATTGCTGATAATATTCAATCTTACGCAGAACCATTCCAGGCAAAATATCCAACTACTAAAGCCGCAGTAAATTTATTTGAGTGATAAAATGAGAAAAACATGTGCAGTATGCTACAAGCCAATCCATGCAGATTGTGATTACAAACAAGGTAGATGCCCTCATCGCCCCAGCATAGCAGAAACAATAATGAACGATCCGTATAAGTCTCGATTTTTAAACTTATTTAATTTTTTTAAACGATTTAAAAGTAAATGACTTTTTGCTTAACACCTATCCCAGTCGCCGACTTAACAAAATTAGTTGGTACAAATTTTATAACACAGTTTCAAAAGGAAATTGATCCTGTTATACAACCGTTACGCAAACATATTGCGTTAGGTAGACCTGCTAGTATGGGTAAAGAGTTATGGGAATATGCCGTTGCAGACAGTATCACAGGTGGCAAATGGTGTGGTGCTGGAAAAGGTATTGCTGACGTGAGTATTGGTACTAACATTGGAATTGATGTCAAAAGTGTACAAACATTAAAAACTGCAACTACTGAAGCAAGTATGTATCAACCGCTATCTGAAACTGAGTTGTCATCGGAGTATTTTAAAAATAAAGATAAACAACAAATTTGGAATCTATACGTTAGTGGGTGGATGAAGAAAGTATCAGCTATTAAAGAGTATTATTTGTTGGCTATCTTTAGAGACTCGGACACATTAAACTGTTCACTTGCAGGATTTAAAATTAGCAATGCTACGTTACAATATTTAGATACCGCATGTAAGTTTAGCAAGCAAAATAAGTCAATGGTTGTAACATCAATCATCGATCCAACAATAGCTAATGTTAAAGTATACAGTGGTAAAACAAGATTAGAAATTAGAATTAAAGAAAAAATATTTAAAGATCCAACATATACAATGGAAATTTACAAATTTTAAGGAGACTAAAATGTCACAACTAAGTAAACTAGCAAAAGTAAATGAAAATATCAGCATCAATCGGTACGATAACGGTTGGATGGTTGAAATCGGCGGACGAGATAAAAAAGAAGAATGGAAAACTACCAAGACACTTTGCAACTCGGAAGAAGAAGTACTCACTCTGATTAAAGAGTGGAATACATTACCTTTAGATCAATAAGGAGATTAATATGTTTGGTGCAAATTATACAAGTGGCGGTGTTCTAAATTATCGTTCAGCAGAGGAAATTAACTCTGCGATGGGCCGTGTTTACGGACACATGGGTCTGGCAGTTGTTGTATCCATGCTGGTCAGTTACTTTGTGGGTACTAGCCCAGAGTTGCTACAATTCTTTTTTACAGGTGTACTCAAGTGGATTGTGATCTTTGCTCCATTAGCGGCCATTTTTGGTGTTAGCTATGTGCTAGGTAACAACCCTAGTAAAGGTACTGCACAGTTATGCCTACATGGTTTTGCGGCGCTTATGGGCTTGAGCTTTTCTATGATCTTTGCTGTATTCAACATGGGCAGTATTGTTAGTGCATTTATGGGTGCGGCAATCTTGTTTGGTGTGATGAGCGGCTATGGTTATTTTACCAAAAAGGATCTAAGCTCAATGGGTCAAATGATGTTCGTAGGATTGATTGCTATCGTTATTGCCAGCATTGTAAACATCTTTATCGGATCAAGTGTTATGGCCATGGTAATCTCAGCATTAGCAATTATAATCTTCCTAGGATTAACAGCATACGACACACAACGCATTCGTGAAGAACTAAGTGTAGATACAACACCAGCCGCTGAAGTTAGTGGTGCGTTGACATTGTATATGGACTTTATCAACTTGTTTTTAAACTTGTTACAGTTATTTGGTGATAGGAAATAATTATGACAGAGATATATGCAAAACCAATTGTAGATGGCAAATTTTGGATTGTGGAAAAAGACGGCAATAAAATTGCCACACTACATAAAAAAGAAAATAATAAATTTGTTCTTAGTAGCACCAATGGTGAAGTTATGTTTAATAAAAAAGATGATCTTACTAAACAATTTGGACAAGGATTCTTTTTAACAAGTGTTAAAGTAAAAGTTACACAACCGGATGTCTATGAATGTCACGGATATCCGACTAGTTGCAAACCGTACAATGCAATGTATGATGTCCAACGTAAACTACCGTTGTTTACAAAATCAAATGCCAGTAAGAGCTTGTACTGTGCAGGCTATTATGTAATTAAATTTGACAAGGGATGGGTTAAGAGTTTCTGTCCAAAAGCAATCACTATCGAGCGTTACCCAAGCAAAGGTCCTTTTAAATCAGAGCTTGAAATGAAAACGGTATTGGCAAATGCAAAATCAGATTAACCTAAGTCCTATAACTCAATTTGCTCAGCTGGTAAGAGCCGCAGAACTATCTCAGAGCAAAGAGGTTAAGATTCCGATTCAGCAGGCTAGGTTAATGAATCTAGCCCTTATTGAATTAATGGATCAACTACATCAAGACTACGAAAGCATGTATACTGCATTAAAACGCAGTATCGATACCGAAGTTGTAACTGTAACAATGGACGGTGGTGGCTTAGAAGACCCTAAATAGAGATAAATATATGCGTATATTACTCGGACGCATATTATGTCAAGACCTAAGCCAAAAGTGCTATTAGAGCACATAGATAAGAAAACTTATAAAAGCGAGCAGATCCTCGAGGCCGAAGCCATCTGGGCTGTGTTCTATAAGAATGAACCCTTCAATTTAAAAAGCTCAAATAGCCTAACAAGTTACCCAGGCCCAAAATATAAAAAAGTGTCATTCAGTAATCCTGGACATGCTCGCAACTTAGCCAAAAAATTAAATTTAACTTTTGGCACTACTAATTTTCAAGTTGTCATGTTAACCCAGGGCACTGTTCTAAAATGATTAACAGAGATGTGTTAACCAAAATATTTTTACAGCACTGGGGTAAAAGTATAGACGATGCCAATTTAAATTTGTATTCTCACAAATGGTGGCAATCAAATCGAGCAAATAAAAAAAATGCTTTTCGATTAAGTGATGAGGGATTTGATTTTCTAACCAATACCTTAGAACTTCATATGTATGAAGTTCCATTTACTGAGCCAATCGAGCTTAGTCCACAAACAATTATCTTTTTGGAAAGATACATTGATTGTCCGTATTATCTCACAAACCAAAGTATTACAGTGTTCTCCGAACGTAAAAGTTTTGAGCTGTATTTGTTTTCCGACGACATTAGAAAATTTGGGCTAATTAAGGCCATGAATGAACGTGAAAAAGAGTTAGCTAGCCAAAAAAACGCTTGACAATACCTGCGCTTTCCTTTATAATACATACATAGACAGTAAAACTTAACCCGCATTTTTATAAAGGAAATAGTATGAGCGAAGTTATTAGCCGGACAGTTAGCCCCAAGGGCGCGAAAAAGTCTTTGCGTAAGGCTTTTAAAAATAAACGTCCAATCTTTATGTGGGGTCCTCCCGGAATCGGTAAGTCGGACATTATCAAACAACTTGGTATAGAGCTTGATGCTCATGTCATCGACGTTCGTTTGAGCCTTTGGGAACCTACCGACATTAAAGGTATTCCTTACTTTGACTCAAACACTAGCAAAATGGTTTGGGCTCCCCCAAGCGAATTGCCAGATGAGGAAATGGCAAGTAAGCATAAACAAATTGTATTGTTTATGGATGAAATGAATAGTGCGGCGCCTAGTGTACAGGCCGCGGCTTATCAATTGATTTTGAATCGTCGTGTTGGCACTTACAAACTTCCAGACAATGTTGTTATGGTTGCCGCAGGTAACCGTGAAACAGACAAGGGTGTTACATTCCGTATGCCTGCTCCATTGGCTAACCGTTTTGTTCACTTGGAACTTACAGTTGATTGGGATGACTACTTTGAGTGGGCTACTGAAAACAAGATCCATAAAGATGTTGTAGGCTTTTTAACTTTCTCTAAGAAAGACTTGTATGACTTTGATCCAAAATCTAGCTCACGTGCATTTGCTACTCCACGTAGCTGGTCATTTGTTAGCGAGTTGTTAGTCGATGACGACTGCGATAATGA